TTGAACACAACAACTTCATCGACACGATTTAAAAATTCAGGTGTAAAATGATTCTTTAATTCTTTTTGAAGTAATGCCTTTTTCATTTCTTCATTATTTGACATTCTATTAGAGGTTTCAAATCCAACACCAGTACCAAAGTCTTGAAGCTTCTTAACTCCTAAGTTAGATGTCATAATAATAAGACAATTTTTAAAATTAATTTTACGACCAAAACTATCAGTTAAGTGACCATCATCCATCATTTGAAGGAGTAATGAAAAAATATCTTTATTAGCTTTTTCAATCTCATCGAATAATACTACTGAGTAAGGTTTGTTTTTAACTGCTTCAGTTAATTGACCTCCTTGGTCATGTCCAACATACCCTGGAGGGGAACCAATTAATCTTGACATAGTATACTTCTCTTGGTATTCCGACATATCCACACGAATTAACGCATCTTCAGCCCCAAAGATTTCTTTTGCTAATTGTTTAGCCAAATGAGTTTTACCAATACCTGTAGAACCTAAGAATATGAAAGAACCAATAGGTCTGTTAGGGTCTTTAATTCCAACTCTATTTCTACGAATTGCTTTAGAGATTTTCTCTACCGCTACTTCTTGACCGATTACGGAACTATTAAGGTTACCCTCTAAGTTAAGTAGAGATTCTTTATCGTCAGAATTAAGCCTAGAAACAGGTATTTTAGTCATAGTTGAAACAACATCGAATACCATATCTTCAGTAATTGGTTTACGTGTTTGGTCTTTAGCTAACTCAAACTTTTGTTTTTCATTATCTAACTTTTTTAAGATTTTCTTTTCTTTATCACGTAACTCTGCAGCTTTCTCGTATTGTTGAGATTTCACAACTTCAATCTTATCATCTTTAATTTTAATTGCCTCCTCTTTTAACTTTTCAATAATCTCAGGTAGTTTAACGTTAATCTGAGCTCTTGCACCTACTTCATCCATAATATCAATAGCCTTATCAGGAAATTCACGGTCAGTAATATATCTGTCAGCAAGTGTAACACATGCTTTAAGTGAATTATCACTATAAGTTACTTTATGATGTGACTCATAACGAGACTTTAGGTTTTCAAGAATAATTAGTGTTTCTTGAGGAGTGGCACCATCTACAACGACCTTTTGAAATCTACGTTCAAGTGCACCGTCCTTCTCAATATTTTCACGATACTCGTCAAGTGTTGTTGCTCCAATACATTGGAGTTCTCCCCTTGCTAGTGCTGGTTTGAAGATATTAGAAGCGTCTAACGAACCTGAAGAATTACCTGCACCTATAATTGTGTGAATTTCGTCAATAAATACTATAATATCAGGGTTCTCATACAGTTCATCTAAAATAACTTTTAATCTTTCTTCAAATTGACCCCTATATTTTGTACCGGCAACTATCGATGTCATATCCAACGACACAATACGTTTATCACATAAATTTTGAGGACAGTCACCTTCAAAAATTTTCATAGCCAATCCCTCAACTATTGCAGTTTTACCTGCTCCTGGCTCACCTATAATAATTGGGTTATTTTTCTTTCTTCGTGAAAGAATTTGTGCAATTCTATTAATTTCGTTCTCACGACCAACAACAGGGTCAAGTTTACCTTGTTCTGCATGTCTAATAAGGTCACGAGAAAAATTATCTAAAACAGGTGTCTTAGAGTTACTCATTTCTTTAGGAGCTCTTCCTCCGTCTTTTTCATTAGGGTCTAATGGTTCTATCATATTCTTTTAATTAATTTATAGTTACAAAGATAACAAAAATTATGTAGTTATCAACTACTTGACATTTTGTCATACTAATTTTATTTTAAGTGTCATAATGTCATACTATAGGTTTTATAACCGTAATAAAGACAGTATTTAATTGATGGCACATTTTTCGTCAATGGTTAAGTACAAAGATAAACAATAAATTTTAAAAAAGTAATAATATGTTTGGAAAAAGAAAATTTAACAACTTGTTCGGTGAATTTGATTCTATGTTTAATGAATTCGATTCTTTATTTAATAATATGAAACCAACCTATTATAGAGTAGGTCCTAATGGTTACGTTTTATATTATGGTTCTGAAACCGATAAAAATACCACTGATGAAATAACAACACTTAAAGATGAGTTAGAGATTTGTGTTGAAAATCAAGACTTTGAAAAAGCTGTTGAACTTAGGGATAAAATTAAATCCTTAGAGGTAAATGGTGAAAAAATAAACAAACTTAGAAAAGATTTGAAAAAATCTATCGATGAGCAAAATTTTGAAGAATCCATCAAACTAAGAGATAAAATAAATAAGTTAACTAAGTAATTTTAAACCCTCCTCAACGGAGGGTTTTTTATTTACTAAATTTTTATATACTTATAAAAAAAACATTATGGGAATAAAAAGTGAAAAAATAAAAGGTAAACTTATTATTAATGAGATTGAGTCGACTAACCTTAAAAAAACTGTATACGATACAGGTAATGAGAAGTTAGTGGTTACTTTTAATAATGGAATGGAGTATGAATACGAAAAAGTACCACACTCAATGTATACTAAATTTAGAATGGCGGAATCACAAGGTAGTTTCTTTAATAAAGAGATAGGAAGAAAATACAAATACAAAAAAATTACAAAGTAATAAAGTTAACTATTTATTATTAATGGAAACATTTAATAACATTATTTCAAGCTTCAATGTTAAGGACCAACTTAATCCCACTATATGGGACAATCCTGATAATCCTTCCGATGCTGTAATGAAAGAAGAAATTCGTTTACAGTTAATTGAGATTGCTAATAAATTTATCGAGTTCTTAGGTTATGATATCTTTGTACAAGATATAACAATGACAGGTTCTTTATCGAATTACAATTGGTCTAAATTTTCTGACATTGATTTACACATTATGTATGATTTTAATGAATCAGGTCAGGAAAAAGAATTATATCAAGATTTATTTAAACTAAAAAAGACTTTATTTAATTCTACACACGACATTACTGTTAAAGGTTATGAAGTAGAATTATATGTACAAGATACTAATGAACCACATATCTCGACAGGAGTATATTCTGTTTTATTTAATGAATGGTTAGTAGAACCTTCAAAAGAAGAAGTAACCATAGATGAAAAAATAATAAAAGATAAGGTGAATCAATGGGAAGATATTATAGATGTTGTTATTGAAGACATTGAAAGTGGTGACGAAGATTTAGAAAAAGGATTAGAAAAAATTAGTAAAGTAAAAGACAAATTAAAAAAATATCGAGGTTGTGGATTAGAAAGAGATGGGGAATATTCTTATGAGAATTTGGTATTTAAATTTTTAAGAAGAAATGGATATATCCAAAAACTTTTTGATTTTCAAAATAATTTAATTGATAATCGTCTTTCTTTAGCCGAGCAAAAATAAACTATAATTATATCGTAAGATAAGAAAAAGTGGAAATTCTTAACTTATCGTATATTTATTATAAAAAACTATTATGGCGCAAACTGGATGTACATCAACACAATACGTAATTCCTGTGTCAGGAACTACAGGGTTTACACCCTATCATGCTGTTTATACGGGTGATGACGGTAAAGATAAAGTACAATGTACTACTGTTAGACTTGGTGGTAATGGTTTATATAGTTAAAACTAAAAAAATATTAAAAATATAGAGATATGGCAGATTTAAAACCTCTAGGTAGTGAAAAATTAGAAGGTCAAGAAAAGATTAGTAGAATTCTTGAGATTGCTAATTATGGTTCCAAACCATCTACCGTGAATGAAAGTAAAAACTCCGCAGCCGAATATTCAATTCAATTGGCGGATGGAAATTATTATGGGATTGTAAAAGAAAAATTAGGATACATCGTTAAAAAAGGAATTAACGAATCAGAACTTGATTATATTGAACCGATGCAAAACCGTAAATATCATAAATCATTTTCACAAGCAATGAAAAAAGTTAATTTAACTGCTGGCGAGTTAAATAGATTACATGAAAATGAAGAAGGGTTAAACCTAATAGGTGAACAAAAAAAGTTTGTTTTAAAAACACCTAAACCTGAAGTTGAAGTTGATGTAGAAGAACCAGTATCGGAACCTGAATTAGATATGGATGTTGACGCTGATTTAGACCTTGATTTAGACACTGATGAACCTGAAATGGATGGTGATTTAGATTTAGATTTGGATGTAGATACACCTGAAGGTGAAGAGGAAGAAGTTGATGTTGAAGTTGAGGATGAAGAGGGTTCATTTAAGATGATTCAAAAATTAACAGGTAAATTAGGTCAAAAACTAAGAACTTTCGACAAAAATCAAGGATTATCTTCTGAAGATATAAAGTATGTTTTAAACTCAATAATATCTGCCGTTGATTTAAACAAACTATCAGAAGAAGATAAAGAAGATATATTAGATAACTTTGAAGAAGATGAAGTTGAATATGACGTTGAAGGTGAGGTTGATATTGATATTGACGCAGGTGAAGACGAATTAGACTTAGACTTAGATTTAGATATGGAAGAAGAACCAATAGGTGATGAAGAATTATCTGAAGAAGATAACATGTCCGCTATTGTCGATGAAATGTTCGGAGAATCTAAAGTAGATAAAGTTTTAGAAAAGTATTTTGTAATAACAGAAGACGAGAAAAAAATAACTGAATCTAAAAAAGTTAAAAAGTTTTTATTTGAAAAAATAAAAAACGTTTCAGTAAAAAAAGAAATAAAAAGACTATCAGAAACTGTAGAACAAGAATTAACATCTGAGTTCTTAGTAAAAGAAAATGATGATATTAAATTTTTAGGTAAAACCAACAAAGGAAATTTAGTATTTGAAGCAGATGGTAAACAACTTAAAGTATCTTCTAAAGGTGAGTTACTATGAAGTTAGTTTATGTAAATGAACTAGGACCCAATTACAAAGGGGATAATATATACGAATTCATCTTTTCAGATGTTGACGAAGTATGGGGTGATGAATGGGATGCTCAACCAGCCAATGGTAACCCTTCACCACCCCAAATTCATTTTATAAAGAAAGTAGGGGTTTTAAGAAATGTGGATATAGATTTACACTTAATTCAAAATTCAGACTTTTTTGGTGTGTATGACGCAATTGATGGTGTTATTGCATTAGGTTGGGAGGACGAAGACAGTGACTTTATACTTAATAAAAAGTTTAAAAGACTAGTTTTCCACTACGGTGACAGTGTCAAGTCTGTTGAAGATAAACTTTACGAAAGAGATATTGTATTAAGTTACGAAAAAAGTTTTAGTGAACATGAAGAATAAAGTAAGTATAATGAATTTATTAAAAGAGGGTTTTAAACTTAATACCCTTAAGAAGCTAAACTCTAAACAGATTAATTTATTACATAGTAGATTAATTAAAGAGCAAGATGCGACATCAGACCAAACAGAAAAGATTAAGAATGACCTTATACAGGCAAATCAATTAGCTGATGAATTAAAATCTGAGTTAGGTGAAGAAGAATTAAATGAGTGGGGTAGTTCAGACCAATACTTTTTTAATCAATCAATACATAAACAATTAGGAGAACCTAAAGAAATGCCAAGCCCATTTAATCGTGAACTAGAAGATGCTGCTGAAAGTGCGGTTGACTTCTATTGGGATGAATGGGAAGAATATGAAACAGATAGACAAGGTTTAATTGACCATGCTAAACGTGGTTATTTAAGAAGTTATTTTAGAGACCAATTTGATATGTTAGTTAAAATGTTTGAACCAATATCCGATGACGAAGGTGAAATAGATGAAAATATAACATCATCTAACGCTTTAGGTGACTTAGCAATGCAAAAATTAACGGGTCAAGAAACTCCACACGATGAAGATGATATGGCACCTGATGGTATGGATGACGATTCGGACAATGATAGAAAGATGATGAAGAATGAGGTGAAAACTATGAAAATGAAAACACCTATTACAACTTTAGGTATGTTTGAAGAGGATAATGAATATGCCATTTGTATGGGTAGTATTCAAGATAAACATGGTCCTAAATTAAAGAACGTAGAGAAACAATTAGAAAAATTGAAGAAAGTATTGTATCTTTGATAAAAGATATAAACAAACCTTCTATGACTAAAAAAGATTTAATTGATATTATTGAACAGACGCCAGGAACTAAAGAGGCTCCTGTGAAGACACCAACACGTACTCGTCCAAAAAGAAAGACTCCGTATCAACCAAAACATAAACCAGCACCTAAAGCCAAGGTCGAGGATAAAGATTTACCTGAATTTCTTAAATTCGATAATCTAAATATTTCATTCAAAGATGAAGAAAAAAATTAAAGAACAAATAGAATATGATGGACCTGAAAGAATGGACCAAGGAATTCAATCTAAATTAGAAAAAGGGGAAACTCCATTATCCGATAATCCCGCACTACCGAGAAAAGACGATGATGAATTTGATAATTCATTTGAACAATTAATTGCATCAAAACGATTTCGTGATGTTGTTGAGAAAGTTAAAAGATACACTGGTGTACAAGAAGTAACTCAAAATCAACTGATGAATCTTCAAGGGATGATGATGCAGGCAGTACAACAAGTAAAACAAATTGAATCAAATAATGAAGGTTATTTAGAACAATTAGCTGTTGAACTTGTTAAAAAAGAATTGTCTCTACCTGATGACGCATTTCAATACGATGTAGAATTAACATCGATGCCCGGTCAAATTGATATGTCAGGAATGAAAAAAGATTCAGAAGAACCTGAAGATGAAGATGTTATCGAACAATTTGGTGTTAGTGAAGATGAGGCTGAGGATGATTTAGAAAACTTCATGGCGGCTTTTGAAAAATTTGATTTAGAAAAAGCTAAAAGGAGATTTATTAATTCACTTATTCAAGGAGCATCTAAAAAAGGTCATTATATGTTCCACTTAGTTAAGGATGAATTAGAAAATATAAATCCTCAATTATTAAATCTTTACGGTGTTTTAATGTCAGTAAATGATTTACTTTATTGGATTTTACCTGACCAAATGGTCATGATGGCAGCAGAAAGTGGACAAGGTATGGAAGGGAAAGAAGAAGTCGATGAAACTACTGACCCACCAACAATAAAAGCCAAAGGATTATTTTTCCCTATATTGGTTCATGAACTACTAAAAGGAGTGTACGAAGTATTAGGGACACAAGGATTACCTGATGACCCTAAAGCTGCCGAAATGGTTATGGCTTCACAAGATACATTACCTTACGAAATATGGGATTTACGTTTAGGTCCTGTAATATGGGAAAAGTTTATGGATTCTTATCCTGAAAAACTTTACCAAGAAGATTTAAGAGAAATTCAAAACTACTTATTCTCACGATTTTCTTCATTAACGACTGATGAGTTTTTTGATGTAGCAAAAATGATAATGTCGGGGTCAGATGAAGGTAAAAAAATTGTGGCGAAAATGGTTGATGAGATTATTGACGAGTTAAAATCTCAAGATTATGAAGACGCGATGTCACAGTATGATGATGACGATGATGACGATGATGATGGTCTTGCGGGTCTTTTAGATGGTTTGGGTATTTCTTTATCATAAAAAAAACTTATTATGTATAGATGGGACTGTCAAGAGAACAAGCTTTATTGGAGTATGCTAAATGTGTAAAGGATACACCTTACGCTCTTAAAACCTATCTACAAACTTACGATAACACACAATCACAATACGTTCCTTTAGAATTATTTTCTGACCAAAAAACACTCATAAATGACTATGACAATTATGAGGAAAATATTGCATTGAAGTATAGACAGGCGGGAGTATCTACAGTAACGGCCGCTTGGTCATCTAAGAAATTAGTAACAGCTTCTAAGAAAAAGCCTGAAAAGATACTTATTATCGCGAATAAGTTAGACACTTCCCAAGAATTTGCAAATAAAGTTAGAAGTTTTATAGACCAATGGCCATCATGGTTTGGAATATCTTATTCTAATGAAAAGAATTCACAAAGACATTTTAAATTATCTAACGGGTGTGAAGTAAAAGCGGTTGCAACCTCAAAAGATGCACTTCGTGGTTATACCCCAACAATACTTATTTTTGATGAGGCGGCGTTTATCGATGCCGATGATGACTTTTGGTCTGCATGTATGGCCTCACTTTCTACAGGTGGTAAGGTAATAGTTATTTCTACACCTAATGGATTTGACCCAATTTATTATACCATATATGACCAAGCGTTAAGAGGTATGAATGATTTCAAAATAACTGAAATGTATTGGTACCGTGACCCTCGTTATGCCAAAGATTTAAAACTTATAAAATGTAATGATATAATACATTATATGTTAAATCGTGAAGATTATGACGATAATAAAATTATTGTCGATTATACTAACATTAACCCCCGTGAAAGAGATTATGATGAAATTAAGCAAAAAATCGCAGACGGATACAAAGTTTATTCTTCGTGGTTCGAAGGAATGGCTAAAAAACTTAAATTCGATAGGAGAAAAATCTCACAAGAATTGGAATGTAATTTCTTGGGTTCAGGTGATAACGTCATCCCAAGTACAACGATTGAAATAATTAAGCAAAACTTTATACAAGAACCTAAGAATAAGTTCATTGGGGGTTCATTATGGCAATGGAAAGAACCCGTACAAGGACATAAGTACATAATGGGTATTGATGTATCTCGTGGTGATAGTGAAGATTATACTACATTTACTATAATTGATTTTGAAACAAGAGAACAAGTTTTAGAATACTTAGGTAAAGTACCACCAGATGTCATTGCAGAAATTGCATTTAAATGGGCCACTATGTATTCAGCCTTTGTTGTGATTGATATTACAGGAGGTATGGGTGTATCAACATCAAGAAAACTACAAGAATTGGGTTATAAAAATTTATATGTTGAAGGATTAAATACTGCAAACAAATGGAAATATAACCCTAAGGCTCTTGAAAAAATACCGGGGTTAAATTTTAATAACAAAAGAGTTCAGATTGTTGCCGCATTTGAAGAGGCTTTGAGACATAATTTTGAAATACGTTCTTCAAGATTATTAAATGAACTTAATACGTTTGTTTATATAAATGGGAGACCTGACCACCAAAAAGGTCAACATGATGATTTAATTATGGCAATTGCTATGGCGATATATGTTGGTGAAAATTCATTTACACAGTTAGAAAAAGTGACTGAACAAACTAAAGCAATGATGGAAAGTTGGATGGTAAATGAAACTCCTGTAAAAAACACCTCTAACGATTTTAATCCAGGTATACCTGTTATGCCAGGAGGAATAAACCACCATAGAAGAAACGGACAGGCTAGTAAGCAAGACTATCAGGATAATTCATGGTTATTTGGAAGATTTTAATTATTTAGTTTAATTCAAAAACTCTTACTATTTATGTAAAAAGAAGTATGGCAGAAAATTATACTATATGGCAACGACTTACTAAAGTGTTTGGTCCTGACTCAACGTTAGACCAACAAGCGCCTACATTTAAGTTTGATAAGAAAGAACTTTTAAAGACTCCTGATAAAAAGGAGTATGAAAGAGAAAGGTTACAAGCACAACAAACTTTATATCTTGGTCAACAATGGCAAAAGATAGAAAATAATCTATATACACAAGCAGTATATTACGAACCTACAAGATTAGCGTCATTTTATGATTATGAGAGTATGGAATATACTCCTGAAATATCTGCAGCTTTAGATATATACGGTGAAGAATCAACAACAGCAAATGAAGATGGATATATATTACAAATTTATTCAGAAAGTAAACGTATTAAATCAGTACTTGGAGACTTATTTAACAATAGACTCGACATTAGTACTAACCTACCTATGTGGACGAGAAATACTTGTAAATATGGAGATAATTTT